GTTATCAACCGGAAACAGGATATGCGTGTCGTGAGCGTTACCGTGAAGCCTACCATTGCGGACTGCTCCGGCACGATTTATTTTACCGACCTGCAGCTCCAGGAAGGCGCTGCCCTGACGGGATACACGCCCCATACCGAGGTGTTCCTCCAAAAGTTCCGGGAGAACGGTGAGGTCAAGGCTCCCGTCTGGTTCAACGGCGTGGTTCGGGGCGAGGAAACGGTCATCCTCTTTAACCTGGGAGAAACCTCTGCGGGGCTGGATGTGCATCTCTATCCCAAGTCGGATATGGAGGGCGGCTCGGTCAAACTGGCCCAGGGTGTGGGCGGCCAGAAGGTTTCTTTTCCGGGTGCGCTCTCTGCGGAAGATGACCTTGCTCTTCTGGCATCCACACGGGAATGCACCAGAAACGGCAGCCCGGAGAAAAAAGAGGGCTTCTACCAGTACAGCGCCGCCTGGGATTCCAAGCACAGGGTGACGCTTGCGGAGGGAAAAACGGCACGGGTATTGTTTGAGCTGCAGGAAATGCAGGATGAAAGATCACCTTAGAGAGAAGAAAGTGGAAATCCACAAAAAGGGTTGACAAAGGATAATCCTATATAGTATAATCTTAAATGAGATTAACTAAGGAGGATTCCACCATGAACAAAATCAATATCGGCAATGCGCCCGCTTATACTTCCCCCAATTCCATGACGCTGATCTGTACAGAGAAGCCGGATGGCAGCACCAATCTTGCGACTCTGGCTTTTTGGGCTTTTGCGTCCACCAATCCCGGAAAGATCATGTTTTCCCTGAACAAAGGGGCTTACAGTCTGGAACTGCTGGCTGAGAAAAAAGAAGTTGTTCTCGCCATTCCCGGAGCCCCGCTGACCGGCGCTCTGATTGGCTGTGGCACCTGCTCCGGACGTGATACGGATAAGGCCGCTCAGGTTGGTTTGACGATGCAGGAAGTGGAGGGCACAAATATCAAGGCTCCTGTTCCCTGCAAACTTCTCATTCATGCGACCGTTGCCCAGACGATGGATGCGGACGATCATGTTGTCCACCTCTGTGATGTCAAGGGCGTTTACGGCGATGAAGATGTGGATGCTGTATTTGGCTGGAAAGGTTACGCTGAATTTGCGGCTGCGCAGCAGAAATGAGAAAGGACAAGGCGGCTGTCTGTGGATAGCCGCCTTGCAGTTTGAGGTGACAATATGAAAACACAAGGCGGATTTTTGATAACCCGAATCAAACAGGTCGGAGGACGTGTTTTTGAACGCATATTGAGCGAAAAAAATATCGATGCTTTTAATGGCTCCCAGGGAAGGATTCTATATATTCTCTGGCAGAAGGATGGCGTTCCCATTAGTGAGCTGTCAAAAGAGACCGGTCTTGCCACGACTACGCTGACCAGTATGCTTGACCGTATGGAGGCGGCAAATCTGATTTATCGGGATCGCGGCGACAAAGACCGTAGAAAGATTCTCATTTTCCTTACAGAAGAAGCCAAAGGTCTGGAACAAGATTATAATGAAGTAACCGAAGAAATCAGCAATATTTATTACAAGGGATTTTCCAGGGAGGAAATCGAGCAGCTGGAGAACTATCTCCACCGCATCCTGAAAAATGTGGAGGAAGTTCTCTGATGAGCATCTGCATTAAGGACAATATTCAGAACATGAATCTGGTCATCGGCTGTACCGTGGGCTGCTCTTACTGCTATGCCCGGAACAATGTAAAGCGTTACCGTATGATCGATGACTTCAGCAAGCCGGAATTTTTTCCGAATAAGCTGCGGCTGATGGAAAGGGAACGTCCACAAAATTTCCTGCTGACCGGCATGAGCGACTTGGCAGGCTGGGAACCGGCGTGGAGAGAGAAGGTCTTTGCAAAGATTAGGGAAAACCCGCAGCATCAATTCCTGTTTTTGTCAAAGCGTCCTGACCCGCTGGATCTTGAGACAGACTTGGAAAATGCATGGTTTGGGGTCACAGTCACAAGAAGATCAGAGCTGTGGCGCATCGACGCCCTGAAGGCCAATATTCGGGCAAAGCACTATCACGTTACTTTTGAGCCCTTGTTTGATGATCCCGGCGAGGTCGATTTGACGGGCGTTGACTGGATCGTGGTTGGCACCATGACTGGAGTGCAGAGCAAAAAAGTGCGGACAGACCCGGCATGGGCGCATTCTCTCGTGGAACAGGCCCATGCACTGGGCATTCCTGCTTTTATGAAAGAAGATCTTGTTCCCATCATTGGTGAAGCAAATATGGTACAGGAGTTCCCGGAAGCATTCAACCGGGTGTTGGAGGTGCAGAGAACATGGCACAAGTAGAGATGAACGGCATCCTGATCGGAGAGGTTGAGACAAAGAATATCATGACCAAATCCAGCCTGCCAGTGGGAGGCTATTCGGTCAATCCCTATGTAGGCTGCACTCATGGCTGTAAGTACTGCTACGCCTCTTTCATGAAGCGTTTTACCGGGCATACGGAGGATTGGGGCACCTTTTTGGATATCAAGCACTGGCCGGAGATCAAAAATCCAAAAAAGTACGCCGGACAGCGCATCGTCATCGGTTCCGTGACCGACGGCTACCTTCCCCAGGAGGAGCAGTTTGGCAATACAAGAAAGCTGCTGGAGCAGCTTCGAGGCAGCGGTGCAGACATTTTAATCTGCACCAAATCCGATCTTGTGGTGCGTGATATTGATTTGCTCAAAGAGCTGGGACAGGTCACGGTATCGTGGTCGATCAATACGCTCGATGAGGATTTCAAAGAGGATATGGACAATGCTGTGAGCATCGAACGGCGGCTTGCAGCCATGAAACAGGTCTATGCCGCAGGCATCCGCACCGTCTGCTTTGTCTCTCCCGTATTTCCTGGCATCACTGATTTTGAAGCGATATTTGAGCGTGTCAAGGATCAGTGCGACCTGTTCTGGCTGGAAAACCTGAACCTGCGGGGCGGCTTCAAGAAAACGATCCTGGACTATATCACTGAAAGGTATCCTTCCCTCGTGCCGTTGTACGATGAAATTTACAACCATCATAACCGCAGCTATTTCAAATCGCTGGAGAAAAAAGCTGAAGAGATGGCGAAGAAATATGACTGTCCCTTTGTGGATAACGAAATGCCCTATGGCAGAGTGCCGCAGGGCCATCCGGTCATCGTAGATTATTTCTATCATGAAGAAGTCCGGGGGACAGGTAACACAGGAAAGAGGAGCAAGTGACATTTGATAATATGGTTTTGAGAGCATCGCTTCGGCGGTGCTTTTTCTATGCCCTGAAGGAGAGTGATTGGATGGACACATTAAAAGGCAAACAGATCATGGTATGGACATTCATGGGCAACGCCAGAATGTACGAAGCCCTCCGAGATTACGGCGACCGCATCAGCCAGATCGGGCTGTTCTCATTTAAGGTAAGAGCGACCGGAGAAATCTATGAAAGCGGTGTGGCGATCTCGGATATGCTCACCTACATTAACAGGTGGCCCCATATCAAGTGGCTTTTGACCGTGGCAAACGATGGCGCAAACAGCATCTTCCGCGCCCTGCGGGATAACACGGACGGGGCGCAGGACAGGTTCCTTTCAGAGATCGTCCGCATCATGGAGAAATATCCCTGGTGTGACGGCATCGACATCGACCTGGAGCGTGGGGACGGCTATTCCACCCATACGGAGTCCACGGCGATGTTCTGCAACATCTACAATACGGTGAAAGCCTATGACCCTGCAAAGCACATGAACATTTGCCTTCCGGGAATGACCTCGGTAAACGGCTCGGTGGGCGGCGAGAACTGGTGTGTTTACGGCGACTTAGACGCTTACTGCGATACCGCGTCCATCATGTCCTACGGCATGGCATGGGCAGGCTCCGCACCGGGGCCGGTTTCCCCAAGAAGCTGGCTGGAGAGAATTTACGATTACGCCACGAGGGTCATGGACCCGGATAAGATGTTCCTCGGTATGCCTGCCTACGGCTGGAACTGGCAGATCTACGACACGCCGGAGAACCTGGGGAAAACCTACCGGGGAACGTCCAACACCTACTATGCCGCCAAGCTGTGGATGACGGGCGGCTACAATTTCACGGACGATGCGCCGCCGCAGCCCTTTCTTCCCATCGTGGCCTATTGGGACGATTACGATAAGGCGCCCTATGCCTTTCCCCATGTCTACGACTACATGGAAGGGGCGGACGCTGTGTCCCGTGAATATCCCCAGCTTGTGGGGACATACAACCGCAGACGATATCTGACCGCCTACGGCAAGGAGCAGAAGACTGAGTTCGGAACGGTATACATTGACCATGATGGAGGTAATTATTCCTCTGCGTCCGGTATTGTATCCATTGAAAACGGCATCGCCACCCTTGGCGATAACAGTTCGGTGACCTACAGCTTTAAGGTGGAGTCGGCGGGAACCTACGATGTGGCGGTGCGGCTCTGCTATCCCTTCTGGGACAAGAACGGCATCTATGTGGCTCTGGACGGCAGCACAAAATATTTCACGGAAAGCCGCCTGTGGTGGCCGTACTGGCGGAGTACCTTCTGGACTTCCCTTGCCGGTGGCGTAACGCTTTCCGCCGGGACGCATACCATTACGATTTCGGTGGATGTCAAAGGCGTCCAGTTTTACGGCTTCCGTGTCTGCTCCGGTTTCTCTGAGGAACCCTCTGCCGGAGAAGCGACCTTTGCCCTTGCGCCCAGGAGCTTTAAGGATGTAAATGGCAACATGGCGGTTCCCGATAAGGGCTTCAAGCTGACATTGGAGATGCTCCGCAGAAAGCCTGACTCTGCACTCGTCTGGTACGAGGATTTCCGGGATTACGGCGTGCTGGAGACAGATTACTGGACAGTGCGCTCCGGCTCATGGAAGGTGTGGCGGTCGGATGAATACTCGATGGAACGTGTCTATTCCCAGCTTGAAGGAAAGGGAGAGCTTGCCTGGAACTATGACGGCTTTTCCGAGCTGCATCTTCGGGCAAGGCTGGCGTTCCCGTCCGGCGGCAGCGGAAAGGCCGGCGTATTCTGCGGCAGCCTGTTCTGCTGCTTAAACTACGACACCCAGGCGGTGGAGCTATACAATGGCTCCACACTCCTTGGCAGCTACAGCCAGGAGATCGCAAGAACCGCATCGGCGGATCTGCGGGACAATCCATCCATGTACACGGTGGAGATGCGTATCCGAGAGAACCGGGTGCGGGTGTATTCCGGCTCCTCCTACACCCTGCGCTTCACGGCGACAGCCAGCGGTTTTTCCGGGGGCTACGCCGGGTACCGCTCGGACAACACCACGGTCTGCGAACTTCTGCGTCTGGGGGATGCCTGGACGTATGAGCCATATGAACGGTTTGATGTCCAGATGCCGGACGGCAGCTTTAAAAGCTACGGCAGGATATCCCGCTCAAGCTGCACCTGGGATGAGGAGTTCCAGGTGTTTACGCTGACCTCCGATGTGGAGGAATCCTCCACCCGGAGCGAGGACATCTCCCTGGACTACGACTTTTTCCACTCTGACCTTCTGGAGATTTCCTGCGGCGGGAATTACACGGCGAGGATCATACCAAAGGACATCAACATCTGGATATCCCGGCTGTTCCTCGGCGATGCGGACGGATTCTCCATCCTTTACTACCAGGATGTGGACTCCCTTGTCTATTGGGCGAACCAGGCGGCATACCGCTGGAAACTACGGGGAATGTGTATGTGGTCCCTGGGTCAGGAGGATATGCGTTTATGGGAATATCTGCCGAAGCAGATTTAACAATATACTTTGGGAATCAGCGACTGCTCTTCGGAGTGGCCGCTTTTTTCATACACAAAATCAAGAGGAGGTAACAACATGAAGGAATTTTGGAATGTGATCCAGATGGCGTTCACCGCTGTGGGAGGGTGGCTTGGCTACTTCCTTGGCGGAAACGACGGGCTGCTTATCGCCCTTGTGGTGTTTGCGGTGGCGGACTATATCACGGGCGTGATGTGTGCCGTATCGGACAAGAAGCTCAACAGCCAGGTGGGATTCAAGGGTATCTGCCGGAAGGTGCTGATTTTCCTGCTGGTTGGGATTGCCCACATCCTGGACGTGCAGGTCATTGGAACAGGCTCTGTACTTCGCACGGCAGTCATTTTCTTCTACCTGTCCAACGAGGGTGTGAGCATTTTGGAGAACTCCGCACACCTGGGCCTGCCCATCCCGGAAAAGCTGAAAGCGGTGTTGGAGCAGCTCCATGACAGAGCGGAAAACGAAAAGGAGGACGAATAATTATGGCTTACACAAACAGTTCACTGGTATCTTACACAAAACTCAGCCCCAACCACTCCGGGCAGAGGACGCACGCTATCGACCGCATCACGCCCCACTGTGTAGTGGGACAATGCTCGGTGGAGACGCTGGGGAATATCTTTCTGCCCACATCCAGACAGGCAAGCTGCAACTACGGCATCGGCGTGGACGGTAGAGTCGGAATGTATGTGGAGGAGAAAAACCGCTCCTGGTGTTCTTCTTCCAGCGCCAACGATCAGCGGGCCATCACCATCGAGTGTGCGTCTGATGCCACAGAGCCGTATGCCTTTAAGGATGTGGTCTACCAGAAGCTGATCACCCTTTGCGTAGACATCTGCAAGCGAAACGGCAAGAAAAAGCTCCTGTGGCTTGGCGATAAGGACAAGACGCTCTCTTATGAGCCAAAATCCGATGAGATGGTGCTGACGGTGCATCGCTGGTTTGCCAATAAGTCCTGCCCTGGAAACTGGATGTATGCCAGAATGGGCGATCTGGCGGAGAAGGTCACGGCGCAGCTTGGCGGCAGTTCCGGCAGCACAGGTACATCGGCTACGCAGCTTTACCGTGTCCGCAAGACCTGGACTGACAGCAAGTCGCAGAAAGGCGCATACAAGATCCTCTCCAACGCCAAGAAATGCGCTGATGCCAATCCGGGATATAGTGTGTTTGATGTAAACGGTGTAAACATCTACACATCGAAAACAACAGCCGCAGAGGTTCCATTCCTCGTAAAAGTCAGCATCTCCGACCTCAATATCCGCAAAGGGCCGGGGACGGACTACGCCAAGACCGGGAAGTTTACCGGCAAGGGCGTGTTCACCATCGTTGAGGTGAAGTCCGGCAAGGGCTCCACGGCGGGCTGGGGACGGCTCAAATCCGGCGCGGGCTGGATAAGCCTTGATTACACTACAAGAATTTAACACCATTCTTAGTCTGTAGGTGTCTTCAAACATCTGCAGACTTTTGCTTTTCTCTGTTCAAAACTGTCAGTCTGTCGATATCATAATACGACATTATGGCCCATCGCGAATTCTTCTGCGGTGGGCCATTATTTTTTTGCTCTTTCGTTCAAGACAGTCATTTCCCTCCAGTGGATAGTGAGAGGTTCCCTCTCGGATTGGAGGACGATCTCATGACCAATGAGCAAAGAGAAAAGATAACAAGCCTGCGACATCAGGGCTATGGATATACGGCGGTCGCCAACAGCGTCGGCTTGTCAAAGGACAGCGTTAAAGCCTACTGTCGCTCCCACGGACTCGCTGGCGAAAAAGCCAAGAGTCACAGCCTTGCAGAGGTTCCAACGCAGCTTTGTTTGAACTGCGGAAAGGCGCTAATACAACTTCCTGGACGAAAACAGAAGAAGTTCTGCTGTCCAGAATGTAGGATATCATGGTGGAATGCTCATCCCGAGGCCGTAAAGCAGAAGGCAGTCTATACCTTTACCTGCCAAGAGTGCGGGAAGGAATTCACGGCTTATGGCAACGCCAAACGCAAATACTGCTCCCACTCCTGCTATATTGCAGCCCGGTTCAAAGGCGGTGATGTCTGATGAGCAAGGAGAAACTCCGCAATGACATGCTCTATCATGCAGCGATTTCAATGGCAAAATCCATGCTCGAGAAGGGCCTGATTACCAGGGAAGAATATACTGAGATTGATACAATTCTTCTCGAGAAATACCGACCATATTTGGGTACATTATTATCCGAAAACGCTTGATATTTCGGCCTTTTAGAGTGATATATAGACACTACCGAAAGGAGGAATTTCATTGAAAACAGTAGAGAAAATCAAGCCAAAGCTGCCTGCTCTGAAAACAAGAAAGCGAGTCGCTGCCTATGCCAGAGTATCGATGGATTCCGAGCGGATGCAGCACTCGCTTTCTGCACAGGTAAGCTATTACAGCGCACTGATTCAAAAGAACCCCGAGTGGGAATATGCCGGAGTTTTTGCGGATTACGGAATTTCAGGCACTGGCACCAAAAAGCGCGAGGAGTTCAATCGCATGCTGGCAGAATGTGAAGCCGGAAACATCGACATCATCCTGACTAAGTCGATTCAGCGCTTTGCGAGGAACACCGTGGACCTATTGAACACGGTACGGCACCTGAAGGAACTCGGCATTGAGGTGCGCTTCGAGAAGGAAAACATCAATTCCCTTAGTGGTGACGGAGAACTGATGCTTTCTATCCTCGCATCTTTCGCACAGGAAGAAAGCCGTAGCATTTCTGAGAACGTTAAATGGGGCACGATCAAACGATTCAAGCAAGGCATTCCCAACGGAAAGTTCTCAATATTCGGATATGAGTGGCAGGATGATAAGCTGGTCATTATCCCAGAGGAAGCGGAGATTATCCGCTGGATGTATTCTGAGTACATGAAAGGCGCATCCCGGATTGAGATTGGAAGAGCCTTGATGGCCAGAGGCATTTATACCCGGCAGGGAAAACCGTGGGTGGATTCCAATGTGAAGGTCGTCCTGACGAACATTACCTACACCGGAAACATGCTTTTCCAAAAGGAGTACTGCGAAGACCCCATCACCAAACGCCGCAGGAAGAATTATGGTGAGCTCCCACAGTACTTTGTTGAAGATACCCACGAGGCAATTATCCCGATGGATGAATGGCAAGCGGTGCAAGCTGAATTCAAGCGCAGACGGGAGCTTGGCCCCTTTGGAAACAAGTCGCTGAAGCTCTCGGCTTTTTCCACCAAAATTACCTGCGGCTGCTGCGGCAAGCACTACCGTCACAGCGGAAAGCGCAACACCGCCGGTGAGGTTTACTACATCTGGACCTGCCAGACAAAAAGCCAGAAAGGTGTGTCAGCTTGCTCCTCAAAGAACATACCGGAGAAGATGCTCCAGAAAATCACTGCGGAGGTGATGGGACTCGACGAATTCGATGAGGGTGCTTTCAACCAGCAGATTGAGGAGATCGTCGTCATTGGAGACAACACCTTGACTTTCCGCTTCTACGATGGCCACGAAATCACAACACAATGGCAATCAACCGCTAAGACCGACTGGTGGACAGACGAGCGCAGAAAGCTCTGGGGAGAACGCCACAAGCGCAAGGATACGAACCCGAACAAGAACGCCTTCCACGAGTTCACCGGCTTCATCAAATGCGGCTGCTGCGGAGCCAATTATCGCTGCCAATCTGGAAAGCGCAAGGACGGTACACCGACACGATCCTGGTACTGCACCGGTCCGAGGGATCAGTGCCATAACCCCAGCGTCCGGGACGAGACCATGAAGCAACTGGTGACCGATGTCCTCGGCCTTGACAAGTTCGACGAGGACACGATGGATGCCCAGATTGAAAGTGCCACAATCCTCAATCACACAGTTACATTCCATTTTCGGAACGGCCACACCGAATCCAGGGACTATTTAGATAAACGGCACAGCACACCATGGACCGAGGAACGGAGAGAAAAAGTCAGAAAATCCATGAAGGCCGCATGGACAGACGAACGCCGGGAGCAAATGAGTGAGAGAATTAAGAAAATAAGGAGCGAAAAGAAATGGCCAAAGTCGTAACCACGATACCGGCGACGCTGTCACGCTTCACGGCGGCACCGATCAACAGCAAAAAGAAGCGACGTGTGGCAGCCTACGCTCGTGTCAGCACCGACCATGAAGAACAGCTGACCAGCTACGAAGCGCAGGTCGATTACTACACTAACTATATTAAAGGTCGGGACGATTGGGAGTTCGTCGGCGTCTATACCGACGAAGGCATCACCGGGACAAACACCAAAAAGCGCGAGGGCTTTAAACGCATGGTGGCTGACGCCCTCGCCGGGAAGATCGACTTAATCATCACAAAATCGGTCAGTCGTTTTGCCAGAAACACGGTCGATAGCCTTACCACCATCCGCTCCCTGAAGGAACACAATGTCGAGTGCTATTTTGAAAAAGAAAATATATGGACCTTTGATGGCAAGGGCGAGCTTCTTTTGACAATCATGTCCTCACTGGCACAGGAGGAGTCCAGATCCATTTCCGAGAACTGCACATGGGGCCAACGGAAGCGATTTGCGGATGGCAAGGTCACGGTTCCGTTCAAACGGTTTCTGGGCTATGACATGGGTCCAGACCACAACCTCGTGATCAACCCGGAACAGGCCAAACTGGTCAAGCGCATATATGGGATGTTCCTTCAAGGACAGTCGCCATTTCAGATTGCCCGGATTCTAACCGAAGAAGGCATTCTTTCGCCCGGCGGCAAGAACCATTGGAATCCCAGCAACATCAAGAGCATTCTCACGAACGAAAAATACAAGGGTGATGCGCTGTTACAGAAGTCTTTCACCGTCGATTTCCTGACCAAGAAGAAAAAGGCCAACGAAGGCGAAATTCCGCAGTATTATGTCAAAGATAACCACGAGGCCATCATCGATCCAGAAACCTTTGAGATGGTGCAGACCCTGATGGCCACTCGCAAAAGGGGCCGGAATCGGAAAAGTTCGGTCAGCATTTTCTCCAGCAAGATCAAGTGTGGCGACTGTGGCAGTTGGTACGGGCCTAAAGTCTGGCATAGCAATGATGCCTACCGGAAAACCATCTGGCAATGCAATCATAAATTCGACGGGCAGAAATGCGCCACACCAACGCTCACCGAAGAGGAAATAAAGGAACTGTTCCTCCGTGCCGCCAATCAGGTGATCGACCAAAAAGATCAGTTCATATCCGTATATGAGCAGGTTCTTTCAAAAAGCCTCGACACCAGGTCTCTTGAACGTGAGCTTTCGGAGCTGGAGGCGGAAATCAACATCGCTGCCGAGCTCATCGAGGAGTGCATCAAGGAGAATGCCCACGTTGCCCTCGATCAGGCTGACTACCAAAAACGCTACGACGCTTTGGTGGCTCGGTTCGATAAGGCCAAAGCCAGACACGCCGAGGTCACCGATCTAATTACCGAGCACACAGCCCGAAAGCACCAGATTGAAACTTACCTGCAGGAGCTTCGAGACCGAGAGCCGCTGACGGAGTTTCGGGAAACCGACTGGCTGGCGATGGTGGATTACACCACCGTTCACAGCAGGGATGATATCCGGGTAACATTCAAGGACGGCATGGAGATCAAGGTATAGCGCACACAATAAGATAGGCACCGGACGGCTATTCATTTGACCGACCGGTGCCTTTGTTGTTATCTTTTAGGTTTGAATTTTGCACTATATGCTTTTACATCTGCATCTTTCATGAGCCAGCCGAACTTCTGAAGAAACTGCAATTTTTCGTCATCCGTTATCCATTCCTGAAGTGTGTGCAATACGCCTTCATATCGTTCATTTTCCTTACCGTTAAAGAACTTGCCTCCTGGCCCCTGCTTGAACATGGCTGGAAGACCATTTTTTATTGCTTTCCAAATGGTAGACCCACCTGAGGTGGTTATGTCGTTACCCACTATCCCGTCTAAAGCTCCAGAAGCCAACTTCTCTAAAAGATTCTTTTCTTCATTCGTCATTATCGTTAATCCTCCATCCTGTTGATGCTAATGCTCTCTGAATCATACGCTCCGATAGGGTATTCTCGAATCCAGCCATTAATACGCACCAGACGCCCACATCCTGCGCACTCATAGTTGTCTTCAGAATCAAAGCTGTAAACAATGTCCGGCCCCATCCCGTTTTCATTTTCGTCACTGCTTTGATCATATACATAGTCGTCCAGATCAACAGCTGTAACTATTCCACAGTGCGGACACCGAATATTCCTGGACAGCGAGACCGGATAATATCCGTCATCTATATCCATAAAGATTTCGCCAGCCAGCTCCCTGCGTTTGATGAACTGCCAATATTCCTCAGTCGGCATTGAATCGTATTGGACATCTGCGGAGAACAGTTCTTCAGAGAGGGCTAAGGAACCTGTCATGCGTTCAATTTCCTCACGAATTGCATTCTGGCGATCGTTGATAGCCTCTCGCAGCGATTTTGCACCGGTCTGGACTTTCTTTATATCCGCACATGATAAGCCAGACTTAGTAAGTATAACGAGCCGTTTCAGGTTTTCGAAGTCCCTGAAGGTATACTCTGTTTTCCCGTTGACTATGGGATTCTCGGGAACAAACACTCCCTCCTTTTTGTAATACTTGATCCGCTCTCTTGTAATGCCGAGCGCATCGGTGATGTCTTTGGTCTGCATATACACAGCACCCCCTTTCAAAAACCATTCTAACAGGTGGGGACTTTGTCCCTGTCAATAGCCTTTTAAAAATTTTTTCTGTTTTCAGATTGCAGTTTTACATTCATCCCCAGCATGTATTTGCCGATCTTCTATGGTTCATTGTCAAACCCAGCGCATATAATCCGCAGCCCATCTGGCGTCAACATTCTGCTGTGTAACACATTGGCTTGATGCTAATACTCTTCGTATTCTTTATTTGAGATCTTCGTCATCTACACTTTCTCCTATAAAAACAGCCGGGACACCCCGACTTTCAAAACTTACCCCTCAGACACCAACTTACGCCTCAAGCAGCAAAGTCAGCGGAGGAATCATTAAAACGTATCAATCTCGGTGCTTTTATTTCAAGAAAACGGCTGTCGATACGCTCGGTTTCCTGTTTTACAAGGTCGCACATT